ATTTGTTCAATAGACCTCTTTTCTCAGCTCAACCCTTATCAGTTGACCAAGCTGTGCAAGGTGTTCCTGGTCATCCTCTTATTAGAAAAATGAATTTGACTACTTCTATAGGGACTTGGCGAGAGTATTACAGGAGTAAGAAAGATGTTGTAGACTTGGAATATATTAACTCTGATTTGTTGAATGAGATAAATGCCGGTTTAGAAAGGAGATTGCAAGGTGATTTGTTATGCAATTTTCAAGAGATTAACTGGAAAGATGAGCCTATTAAAGTGTCCAAAAATGATGCTCTTAAGTTCCGTCCTTTCGCCGTTTTTGAAAAATCCTTGTTGATTACTTGTCGGTGTCTTTTGATGCCTTTAATTGCCCACTTGTATGAGAACAAGGAGTTTTTTGAAACATACGGAAGTTTTAATCCTGCTTCCCCTCAGTATGAATTACTTTTCCTAAGGATTAAGACTTTTCCGTATGCTCATTTTGGTGATGTTAAGCATATGGACGCTTCAGCTCGTAGTTTTATAATGGACGCAGCTTCGTTGATTTTTAAGAGACTCGCTTTGGATGCTGGATACTCAGATAGAGATGTTGATTTAGTAGAATCTCTTGTTAGAGAAATAGTGTTTTCTATGGTTTGTCTCAACAGAGACGTTTATTGGTTTAATGAGAAACTTGGTAGTGGCCATCTTCTCACTTTTGTTATTAATTGTATTATTTTGTCCATTCTCTACAGATATTCCTGGTTCCTTTATTTAGATGTTTGCAACGTTTCGTTAGCTGATTGTTCTTTTCGTCAACATAATAGGTTGGCTTGCGCTGGTGATGATTCGGCCCACTCTACTTCTATTCGTGGCTTTACTTTTTTTGAGATTAAGGAAGGCTTTTCTGAGCTGGGTTATGAGTATACCTCTGCCCGAAAAGATGAGTTCGAAGAAGACCACAGTCCTTACGCTGAATTTATATTTTTAAAAAGAGAACCCGTTACTTATGTTATTTCTGGTAAAGAATACATTATAGGTCAATTGGCTAAAGATTCTATATTGAAGAATCTTTGTTTTATCTTGCCTAGCTCTTCTATAACCAGGCACGATCAGATGATGGCTAAGATAGATTCAGCCATTCGCGAGTCAGCTCTTCATTCTCAAGAGTTTTTTGATAAGATAGTTTCATTAGTCAGACCTCATTACCCCTCATTCCCGTTCAAAACTAGAGATGATTATCTTTTAATGTATATAAAGGGCGAACTTTACGCCGATATGATAGCTGATTCCCTCCCCTCTTTTGATTCGCCTATGTTTTCTCAGTTTTACTCATGTGATTCTGATAACGTATCGCTCACCCCCGCTATTCCTCCTATAGTACCGCCCAGCTACACTTGGTTGTACTTTCTATTAATTTTTGAGCTTAGTATACTTTTTCATTTCAAAAGTTATCTTGGTTTTACACCTTTGTTGGGTCCTATGTTTACTTCTCCTATCATGTGGGTAGTCCCTACTATTTTCTATTATCTTCATTTGTATGGTTTTACCTCACAAGATGAGCTCACTATATCTTTTAGGCAATTAACTTTTCTACTTTCTAATGTAATTTGGGAAGAACTTTACTTTCACAACTCCAAATTTGTTTTTTCTTTTTTAGAGTTTCTTCTTTATTGTTATGAACTCAGAGATGAATTCCACTTTTCTACTATCGTTTTGATTCGAACACCAGCTGTTATTATGCATTGCGCTACTAAGTTTATACCTAATCTTAGACACCGTTGCTATTTACATGCTTTATTTAACATTGTTGGTGACTTGTATTTTCCTGTTTATTTTTGTGCCAGCCTGGTTGGGCTTAAAACAACCGATCGCTTTGATGTACTCCAGACAAGGGAGTTTAGAAAAACAAACTCCGTAGAGTTTATCGATCCTGCAATATTGCTATTCGTGGCAATTTGTTTTGCGGAATTCTACGCCTCACGAAGATCCTCGTTCGTCTATGAGTATATGTCGAACACAAGAGTATGTTTACTTACTGAAATTAAAAATAATATTACCTTTATGGCAGCCAGCTCTGATGTGGTTAAAACAGCTGACATGCCTCAAAAGCTCAATGACGTACGTCTTGAGCCCACAAAAATTATGAATTTAGACGAAATTTTTAGAAGACCTGTGCGTATGGATGGTTACGTGTGGACTTCAGGTGGCGCCAGTGTCACTCGTCCGAATTTATTAGCTACCTACTTTAATAACCCTAGTATAAAGAAGCTAACCACTCCTTACAAATTTGTGCGTGGGAAAATTCATTTGACTTTTTTTGTTAATGGTTTTTCCATGTGGTTTGGTAAGATGGTTAT